GGCCTCCCGCAGCCGCATCCAGGTCACGCCGACAATAGGTCCGGATCCGTTCGCAGAGTTCATGGCTGACCTTGGCGCAGACGACGAATAGGCTGTGGTCATGGAGTAGGTTTTTCGGCCTTCGCTTTTGCGTGGTCAAGTATGAAGCGGGCGTAATCTACGGCGGAGTCTCTGAAGTTCGTGATGAAGGTATTGAAATTCTCCGCTGAGACGCCACCCGTCAGTACCAATAGGTTCTCCAGCACCGCACTTCCATCACTGTCTACAAATGCAGTGGAAGCTAATTGCGTCTTGTTCCATTCATTGACGGTTGCCAGCGTTGTGCCATCGGTGTAGTAAACGAAAAGTTCAACATACTCCGGGGCGGCCACTTTGCCTGCAAGTTTTCTACCTTCCGCTCTGAAGGTGAAATATTCGTCGAGTTTTCCATCCGTGCTGCCCCGCTCACATTGAAAGCCGAGAGCTTGGACCCTACGTTGAAACTCTTCCAAGGTCACAGTAGAGATCATGTGGGTCGAGTTTCCGTCTTTCGCGGATACGGCTGGACTGGCTTTTGGAGCTTGAGTTCCAGTTGTCTGGGCCAGTGAAGGGCAAGCAACTAGCAACAGGCTGAAAACGGCTAGGGCAACGAAACTGGTCGCATCCTTACGCTCGGGCTTTCCCATCCCCGCATACTACCACGAGTATCTCGACTTCCGAACCCTTCTAGTAATGATCTCGCCTAACATCCCGAAACTCAGTCCCGCAGAGAAGTACATCGCGGGTGTTCTCTCCGGGAAAATCGTCACCTCGAAACTGGTCAAGCAGGCGTGTGAACGTCATCAGCGCGATCTAGCCGATGGTCATCTACGCAATCTCAAGTTCAGCCCGAAGCAAGCCAACCGGCCCATCGAATTCATCCAGAAGTTCTGCCATCATTCCCAAGGCGAGTGGGCTGGGCAGATTGTGGTCCTGGCACCATGGCAATGCGCAATGCTGCACATCTTGTACGGCTGGAGATGGGCAGATACTGGCTATCGTCGCTTCAAGTTCGCTTATGTCGAACTGGCTAAGGGCAACGGAAAGTCGTTCCTCGCATCCGCCATAGGCCTGTTCGAACTGATCGGCTCCGGTGAGGCCGGCGCGGAAGTCTATAGCGTTGCTACAAAGCGCGATCAGGCACGGATTGTTTTCAGCGAAGCCGAGCGAATGGTGGCATCGTCACCTGCCTTGAAGTCTCGCATCAAGAGTTACCGCGACAACTTGCACATCTTAGGAACCGCGTCCAAATTCCAGCCGCTCTCCAGCGACGAAGATTCACTAGATGGGCCTCGTCCGCAATGCCTGATCGCAGATGAATTGCATGCCTGGGGATTCAACGCCCGCAAGTTGTGGGATGTACTTTCCAACGCATTAGGCAAACGCAGGTCACCACTGTTCCTTGTCATCACCACCGCCGGCTCAGGTGAGCTGACTCTGTGTGGCCAGCAACACGAATACTGCGTCAAGGTTCTAAACCAGATTCATGAAGATGACTCCTGGTTTGCGTGGGTGGCAGGGCTCGATGTAGATGATGACTACCTAGACGAGAAGAACTGGGTCAAGGCAAATCCGAACCTCGGCGTCTCAGTAAACATCAAGGAACTACGAGAGGCTGTAAATAAGGCAAAGGGCGACCCAGCATCACTGAACGGCGTGCTCCGTCTTCGCCTGGGCATCTGGACACAGTCCTCAGTTGCGTATTTCCCCATGGACGAATGGGCGAAGTGTAACGCGGCTATCGACCTTGAATCTCTAAAGAATCAACCTTGCTTCGGCGGCCTCGATCTATCGACGACTACCGACATCGCGGCATTCGTTCTCCTGTTTCCTCCATGGGGTGATCGCACTAAGTGGGTTGTCCTGCCGCACTTCTTTCTACCGGAAGACAACATCGAAAAGCGCTGCAAGAAGGATCGAGTTCCATACGACGTATGGAAGCGTCAGGGTCTGTTCAATCTCACATCGGGCAACGTCGTAGACTACGACGCTATCCGGCTCAAGATCAAAGAACTCTCCACGATTTACGACCTCAGGGAGATTGCTTATGACCCTTGGAACGCTCAAGAGACTGCGACCTGGTTGCAGGATCACGGATTCATCGTGTCTCCCCTGCGTCAAGGCTTCCCATCACTCGCAGGTCCGACTAAGAGAGCTCTTGAGTTGGTGCTTACACACGAACTCGATCATCTCGATAACCCGGTACTGCGTTGGATGGCTAGCAACACGGTCGTCGACATGGACGCAACCGGAAGCGTAAAGCCGGACAAGTCGAAGTCCACTGAGAAGATCGATGGCATCAGCGCATTGATATGCGCGCTCTCCCGCGCAATGGTTGTAATTCTCAAACCCAAAAAGCGCCACTTTACACCTTTCACGGTATAGACGATATCGAAGGATTCACATTGGGATTCAGATCCGCACTCAAACAATTCGTGTCCGGTGAGCAGCGATCATCTGGTGATCCACTCGGAAACCCTGCGATCCCGCTGTCCTCTATAGGCTTTTGGGCCTGGGCGACTGGTGGAGAACCGACCGCTTCCGGCGAGAGCGTTACCGTCTCGACTGCACTACAGCAGACGACGGTTTACGCCTGCGCCAGAGTTTTAAGCGAGTCCGTTGCCAGCTTGCCGGTCAAAGTCTACGAGTTGGTCGACCGCGGCCGCAAAGAGAATCCGAATCACGACCTGGCGTACCTGCTGGGTGTATCACCGAACTCGGAGATGACGGCATTCACATTTTGGGAATCGTTGGTTGGAGCATTGGCGCTGACTGGAAATTGCTTCGCCGAGATTCAGCGCGATGCATCCTTGAAGCCAGTCGCATTGTGGCCGCTTCACCCTATGCTGACCGAACCCAAGCGCACTCCGCGCACCGCCGACGGTAAAGGTGGCGATCTCGTATACGAAACTAGCGACGGCATGGGTGGTCAAGGCGCTATCCGAACCATCGCCTCCGCCAACATGATTCACGTTCCACTGTTTTCGTTCGACGGACTCAAGGGACTGTCCCCAATCGCGCTCGCACGCCAAGGCCTTGGCCTGGCACTCGCAGCCGAGAAACTAGGTGCTCGCTACTTCGGTAACGGAGCCCGCCCTAGTGGACTGTTATCAACGATTACCGAGTTTGAAGATGATGACCCGACGCTAGCAGCAGCCCGTGATTCCTGGAACCGCACACAGGGTGGAGACAAGCAAGGATCCACGGCAGTTCTACCCGGCGACTGGAAGTACACGCCGTTGAGCATCTCGAACAAGGACAGCCAGTTCTTGGAGGTCCGACAATTCCAGCGCACCGAGATTGCCGCTCTGTTCCGCGTGCCGCCGCACATGATCGGCGACACCTCGAAGATGAGCAACGCGAACGCAGAGCAACAGGCTTTGATGTTCGTGGTCGATACTCTCCGCCCATACCTCGGCCGGATCGAGGGTGAGTGCTCTCGCAAGCTGCTTCCAACGAACGGTCGTAACGCAGGCCGGTTTCAGATCGAGTTCGACATCTCTGAACGTCTCCGCGGTGACATCGAGAGCCAGGCTGCAGGATTCACCGCCGGCCGCCAAGGTGGTTGGTTCAGCGTGAACGACGTTCGTATGAAGATCGGTGAGAATCCCATCGGACCTGTCGGTGACGTATACATCGTGGCCGTCAACTACCAGAACGCCGCGCGCCTGCTAGATACCGAGAGCCTGCAAGATCAGCCACTAACCAAGGCCGTACCAGCGGTGGATCCAACCGATCCAACCGTGCCGGCTGAAGACGCTACACCGACACCCGAAGAACGGTCGATGATGGCGCAATACACCTCTGCGTATCTGCTGGTTTACCGTGATGCGTTTCAACGGTTGATTAAGCGCGATAACAAAGGATACGACGCCGTTTCCTCCCTATTTAGCCCAGTTCTACGGTCGATTGCAGGGCTTGCACAAGACCACGCAATGACCATAAATAGCCCGGTCGGAGCAATGGATCGTCTGCCCGACAGCAATATCGAGAAGCATGTCGAATCGGTGTGTCGGTCTATGGCTAAACGGTCCGCCGACTACGCAGCCGTGGATCCAGATGCGAGCGTCGCGATGGCTGAGTTCAACAAGGCAGTACGGTCCATCGTGATAAACGTTGCGCGTGATTGCGCCGCCGTTGTCGCTGAGCGAACGATTGCCGCGTAATACACACCCACAGGAGATTCAATGAGCATTAAGTCCGCACCGAAGCATGAAATCCGCCAGATCAAAGCGACCGAACTTCGCGTTTCGACCAATGCAGACGGCAATCGCGTCCTCTCCGGATACGCATCGGTATTCAACAGCCTCTCGTGCGACATGGGCGGATGGTTCGAGATGGTCGCACCGACTGCGTTCACTCGCACGTTGGATGAAAACCCAGACGTGCTCTGTTTGTATTCGCATGACACCTCACTCGTACTTGGTCGCACCAGTTCCGGTACGTTGACGATCTCCACCGACGCAAAGGGACTCAAGTTCGAATGCATCCTTCCCAAGACGACCGCTGCAGCTGATTTGATCGTCCTTGTTGAGCGGGGAGATGTTTCCGGGTGCAGTTTCGGTTTCGTATGCGTCGCCGATGTATGGTCTGAGGATTCAACTGGCCGGTACATCCGCACTTTGCTCGATGTCGATCTTTACGAGATCACAGCGACTGCGCTGCCGGCCTATGACGACACCAGTCTCTCTCTCCGCTCCGCACCGATCGAGATGCGTTCGAAGATCAAGGCGATCGAGAAACGCAACGTCGGATGCCAGTGTACGTGTGATACCTGCGTTGATTCCGACGGAGAAGATTGCGCCAACTGCACCAACGATGATTGCGATGACCTCAATTGTGGCGAGTGCCGTAGCAAGCCCACCCCAGCGCCAGTGGTTGCTCCTGTAGCAGATGCCGCGGCCGACGAAGAAGCCCGCGAGTGGAAAGCCAACATTGAAATCCGTCTGAAACTCCTGTCGCTCAAGAGCAAATAACCACAACCTCTGCAAGGTGCCAACGGTCAGCCCCGCGCTGTGCTTTCAATAGCAACCGACAACTTGCCGCACGGAAGCATGGGCATACGCCCAATGCTGTCCTGCACCTCACCGCAAGCACCTAGCCCACATCCTCCGGACACTACACCCCGGCGCACCAGTAACGCCTGCACACCATACCGTGCAGATGAAGGAATCTACCATGCCTACTATCAAGGATATGTGCGAGCAGCGCACGAAGCTGATCACCGACGCCCAGGCGCTCGTGCTCGGCGAGAAGGTAACAGTTGAGCAGCGCGCCCAGGCCAACAAGATGGTTGCCGACGTCGAGATTCTCGAAGCCGACATCAACACAGCCCAGCGGCTGGAGAAGTTCGAGCTCGAGTCCCGCTCCAGCGTCAAGCCTCCCCGTGGCGCGCCTGCAGCCGGCTCCGACGAATCGGCAGAGAAGTCTGCCAAGGAAGTTCGTGCATTCGAACACTACATTAGGACCGGTGAGAAGCGCGACCTGACTACGACCTCGATGGGCGCAGTTATCCCGCAGCTGTTCAACTCCCAGATCGTCGACGCGCAGAAGCTCGTTGGTAACCTGGTGAGCGTCGTCGGCAAGAAAGTTACCGACATGAGCGGCGCGCCGTTGAAGGTTGGCATGACCAACGACACTGGCAACACCCTTACCACCATGACCGGTGAAACTACCGTCGTGGGTGAAGCTGATCCGGCTGTAAGTGGCTTCATCATGCAGGTGGACACCGTCGCGACTTCCGTGAAGGTGAGCTATCAGGAGCTCGAAGACAACAGCTTCGATGTCGCTTCCTGGATCAAGACTAAGTTCGGCATTCGCTACTTCCGCGGGCTGGAGTATTTGCTGGCAAACGGCAATGCGTCCAACGTGGCGTCCGTCGTGTCGACTGCAACGCTTGGTGCAACTTCCGAGGCGGCTGGCTTGATCGGCTACGACGATTTCGTGGCGATCTATTCGGCGCTCGATCCCGCGTATGAAGGCAATGCGAAC